AGGCCGCGACCCGCCGCCTCAATGGCGGGGCGGGCCTGGAGGGCCGGAACGGCCAGCAGGGCGGCCACGGCGACCGGGGCTCCGGCGATCCTACCCCCGGCCCCGTGAACCCGATCGCCGGGGGCGGCGAGGCCCGGGGCGGCCTCCCCGTGGGCGTGGAGAGCCGCGCCGCCTACCTCGCCGACCTCCAGGGGATTCCCCTCCAGGACGTGGAGGCCCGCGCCCAGCGTTTCGCCGAGGGCGGGCGTATGGAGATCACCACCGACGCCCTTTGCCGCTCCCTCACCCTCACCAGCGGGAATATTGCCCAGCCGACCCGCGTCTCCGGGATTAACCCCGGCCAGAATATCGTCTCCGGGATCGTGGACATGGTCCGCGTCGTGGACGCTAACGGTATGGGCGAGGATTCCGTGGCCTATGAGGTAAGCGGCGGCCAGACGGCGGCCACCAAGAAGGACGACGGAACCGCCCCCGCGACCACGGACCCCGTCCTCCGTATCGCCAAGATTACCCCCGTTTTGATCTCCACTCTGTCCTATGTCTCTCGGAACATCCAGCGCACGACCCCCCTCAACTACCAGGGGCGGGTCTCCGAGGGCGCTTTGACCGCCCTCCGCAAGAAAACCGGGGGCCTCATTGTCACCGGGGACCCCGCGGCCACCATTCCCGAGCCGACGGGTATTCTCAAAGCCGCGGCCATTGAGGCGGGCTCCGACGTGGAGATCGGCAAGATCGACGAGAAAACCCTCCGCACGATTGCCCTCAAGTATGGCGGCGCGAACAATGTCGAGGGCGGCGGTGTTCTTCTCCTCAACAAGGACGACCTGATCGCGTTCGGCGACATTCGCGGGACCAGCGAGAAAAAGGCCGTTTACGAAATTGAGTTTTCCGAGAACAGCACCACCACGGGCACGATCAAGGACGGCGGCCTCGCGGTGAAATTCTGCATTGTGGACGAGCTCCCCGCCCTCTCCAAGACCACCTCGGCGGCGGGCTCCTATTGCATGGCATACGGGAAACCCCTGGCCTATCAGCTCGACTTGTTCGGGCCCTACACCGTGGAAGTCTCCCGCGACTATAAGTTCGCGGAGGGCCTCCTCGCCGTCATGGGCGAGGCTATGATCGGCGGGAATGTTATCACCGAAAACGGATTCCTCCGTATCAAGAAAAAGGCCAGCGCCGGGGCGTAAGGAGGCGGAGCATGAGCGAGAGCACGGGCCGGAGCCCCGCCGCCCGGGAACCCGCGGCGGACGTCTCGGAGGAGTATCTCGCCGCGGGGAGGCAGGCTGTACGAACGAAGTCGACAGCGTTTGACGGGGAGATCGTGGACCTGATCCGCGCCGCCCGGGAGGACCTCGCCCTCGGCGGAGTCCTCCCCGAGCGGGCCCAGGACGAGGAGGACCCACTCATTAAGCGGGCGGTTATGAACTATATCAAGGCGGAGTTTGGCCTCGACAATGAGGACGCGGAAAAATTCCGGGCCGTCTATGAACGCCTCAAGGTCTCCCTCGCTATGTCCTCGGACTACGTCGGCGGGGAGGTGTAGCCGTGTACTGGAGAGACGAGGCCGCCCTCATTCGAGAGGAAAAAAGGGTAAAACCGAACGGCTACAAGGAAACGGTCAAGACGCGGCGGGAGGTATTCGCCAACAAAAAGACCGCCACGCGCTCCGAGTTTTACACGGCAAAACAGGCCGGGGACAAGATCGCCCTCGTCCTGGAGGTGCGGGGCGCGGACTACCAGGAGGAGACCCTCGTGGAGTACGAGGGCCGCCTCTATGAGGTCGTGAGGGCCTACACCGAAAGCGGCGAGACCTACGAGCTAAACTGTAAAGAGGCCCAGGAGCCGCCAGAAACGGCCCAGGAGGGGCCGGACAAGGAGGGGGAGGGGTGAGTATCAATGAAACCTTGCGGGCCGTCCTGGAGCCTATAGCGCCCGCAGAGGCGGACGCCTACGAGGGCAAGAAAGCGGTTTACATCACGTTCAATTACCACACAACCCCGATCAATTACGGGGACGACGAGCCGGAACAGGAGCGGGTCTCCGTCCAGGTCCATCTATACGCCCCTCTCGGCTATGACATTACCGCAAAGCGGCGGGCCGTTAAGAAAGCCCTCGCCTCGGCGGGCTTCACCTATCCGGCCTATACCAACGCCTCGGATAAAGACGGTCAGCACCATGTTTTTGAGTGTGAAACCGTCGAGGGCTTAGAGGAGGAATGAAAGAGAATGGGACGCCTCACCGTGAATGGGCTCGACGCCCTCTCCGACGATTTCGCCGCCCTGGCTCGCCTACCGGATAGCGTGGTTGAGGGGATTCTTGAGGCCGAGGCGGGCGTTATTCTCCCGGCCCAGCGGGCGGAGATTGAAAAACAGTGGACAGGGCCGCACTCTTTGGGGATTTCCTCGAAGTCGGTCAAAAAGGGGAAGGTAAAAAAGGATAGGGACGGGCGCTCCCTCACCATCTACCCCCAGGGGACCCGCAAGCGCGGCGGGAGGTCCACAAGAAACGCCGAGATCGCTTTTATCAACGAATACGGGGCCCCGGGGCGGCACATAGCCGCCCGCCCCGCGATCGACGCCGCGAACAAGAAGAAAGAGAAAGAGGCGATAGACGCCGGAGAGCGGGTCTATAACCAATTTCTCGACAGCAGAAACCTATAAATTTTAGGAGGTTTTACTATGGCAAGTTTTGGGGCGAAATATCCCTATTTTAACCCCGTGGCGGAGGAGCCGGAGGGCAAGCTCCCGGTCTACAAGGACCAGGAACCCGTCCGGGTGGGCCGCCTCGTCAAGGCGGACCTCACCGTAAACCTCGCCTCCGGCAAGCTCTTTGCCGACGACGGCCTCGCCGAGAGTGTGGAGGAGTTTTCCTCCGGCTCTATCGCTATGGAGACCGACGACATGGAGGACCCCGTCGCGGGCGTCGTGTACGGTTGCACCGTAGAGGGGAAAATGGTCCGCTACAATGTCGGGGACGATCCCCCGGCGGGCGGCCTTGCGTACTTCAAGAAACTTATGAGGCGGAAAAAGGTCCTTTACAAGGGCTATTTCTATCCCCTCGTCAAGGCCGCCCTCGGAAACGACACCGCGCAGACCAAAACCGACAGTATCACATTCGGGACCAACAACACGACTTTTACAGTGTTCGCTTGTGAGACGGGCGACTGGAGGTTTACGGAGGAGTTTAAGACGGAGCCCGAGGCGATCGACTGGATCAAGAAACAGCTCAAGGGGAAGAAACGGGCCGCCACGCCCACGGCCACGCCCGCGGCGGGTGCGGTCGCCAGCGGCGCGACCGTTGCCCTCGCCACCACCACGCCGGACGCCGTGATCCGCTATACCACAGACGGCTCCGACCCGACCGAGACCTCCCCCGCCTATTCCTCCCCCATTGAGATTACGGAGGAGACCACGATTAAGGCGATCGCCACCGCCGAGGGATTCACCGCCTCCGACGTGCTGGAGGCTCACTATACCCTGACGGAGTAACACACAGGGAGGCGGGACAACCCGCCTCCCTACAAGAATTTACAGGAGGGCGCTATGAAAAGCGTAAAAATCAACCTTGCGGGCCGGGTGCGATACCTCGCCTTTACCGTGGAGGCTATGTTTCAAATTCAAGAAGTTTTCGGCGGGTCCGGCGAAATGATCGAAGCCATCAAGGGCGACACACGGGAGGGATTTTCCGCCGCTTGCAAGGCCGCCGCAATCCTGGCAGAACAAGGAGAGCTCGTCCGGCGCGGCCTCGGGTATGACCCGGAACCTATGACGGACGCCGAGACAATCGCGGCGACAATGGCTCCGAGTGAGATCGCCGCCCTCAAGGTTGCGATCCCCTCCGCCCTGACCCTCGGCTATGGCCGGGAGATTGAGGCCGACGCCGACGAGGTGGACCTCGGCCTTGCGGAGCTCAACACGCAAAAAAAAACGTAGTAACCCGCGCCCATTATATCCGCATGGGGACAGCGGGCGGCCTCTCAAAAAAAGAGACCCTCCTCTCCACACCTGGAGAGATCGGGGACCTTTGGGAGCTTTACCTCCAGGCCCGGGGCGTAAAGAAGGAGCGGGAGCCGGAGGACGAATAAAGCCGGAGGGGCGAACCCCTCCGGCGGCGGATTAGATTCCGAGCAACTGTTTTTTCTTTGCCTCAAATTCCGTCTCTGTAATGGCTCCACAATCCAAAAGGTTTTTATACTTCAAGATTTCATCAGCGGCGGAGGCGGGAGTGGCGATTGTAGAAACACTGTTTTTTGCGTCCTCGAAAACCTTTAGGATTTTTTGTGCGATCTCCCTCTTGTATGTAACCATCACAGAAAAGGATTTTGTCAGCGTATGGACTCCGATAGAGCTCCCGGTTAAGCCGTTTCCGCTACAGTCAACGGATTGTATTTCGTTAAGAGAAACATTTTCAACGGAGAAGTTAGAAAGCACTTTGTAAGAAAACAAAAACCTTTTGTCCGTGAGGAACACGACGCCGGGAAACGTCCCTCTTTTCCTTGTGTTTGCGTGGGTAATAACGACGTTTGACGGGGAGGCAAAAAGGACTGTTTCGTCTGGATCAAGCAACTCCTCGGCCCTTGCGAGATCCTTTTTATTGCCAAAAGTTTTAATTTTGTACTCGTCGAGAACCCTTTGAACATCCTCGCGCATAGAATAACCCCCTTTAATCTATTTGTTGTAGGAACGGCGAAAATAATCGCATTTCACAAGGGAAATTATCACCCGAAAATATGGTAATGTCAAGTAAAAAATTGATTATTGCCATAGAAAGGAGCCGCCGCGCATGGCAAGGACAATCTCGACAAAACTCGCCGTCGAGGGTGAGGCCCAATATAAACAGGCGATCGCCGCTTGTAATTCCGAACTGTCCACGCTCAAGTCGGGCCTTGCGCTCGTGGAGAGCGAATTTCGCGGAAACGCTAACAGCATGGAGGCCCTCACGGCCAAGGGGGCCGCCCTGGATTCCATGTATAAAAAGCAACAGGAGAAGGTCTCCACCCTGGAGGCCGCCCTCCGTAACGCTCAACGGGCACAGGAGGAATACTCCTCCCGGGTATCCACGGCACAAAGCAATATAGAGCGGTGCGAGCGGGCCCTTGAAACCTTGCGGCGGTCAACCGGGGACACCTCCAGAGAGCAAGAGGCCCTCACAAAGGAACTCGACAAATGGAACGCCGAACTTGAGGAGGCCAAGGCCGGACAGGCGGCGGCGGAGCGTGGGGTCCAGAACTGGCAAAAACAACTCAATAACGCAAAGGTGGAGTTAAACGGCCTCTCCGACGAGATCGACAAGAACAACGGCTATCTCGACGAGGCCCGCAACAGCGCGGACGGGTGCGCGGATTCCATAGACGAGTTTGGGAATGAGGTCGAGGGATCGAAAAAGGGAATTGGGGCCCTCGCCTCCGCCCTGGCCGCGGCGGGCGTCGCTAAAACCGTGAAGGAGATCGCGGATGCCCTCCTCGAGTGTGCGGAGGCCGCCGCGGGCTTTGAAACCGCTATGGCGAAGGTCTCCACCCTGGCCGACACAACCGTCGTCCCCCTGGATTCCCTCAAGGCTCAATTTCTGGAGCTATCCTCCGAGACGGGCGTCGCCGTGGGGGCCCTGGCCGAGGCGGCCTATCAAGCCCTCTCGGCGGGCGTGGATACGGCGGACGTTGTGAACTTTGTCGCCACGGCCACAAAGTCCTCGGCGGCGGGCTTTACGGAGGCGTCGACGGCGGTCGACGTTCTGACAACCGCGATTAACTCCTACAAGCTGGAGGGAACAGAGGCCGAGCGCGTGGCCTCTATGCTCGTAAAGACACAGGACGAGGGCAAGACCTCCGTCGGAGAGCTGGCCGCCAACATGGGCCGCGTGATCCCGTCCGCCGCCGCCTACAACGTAAGCCTCGAAAACCTGACGACCGCCTATGCAATCCTTACTAAAAGCGGAACAAATACGGCTATTTCGACGACGAACCTCGGCGCTATGTTTGACGAGCTGGCAAAGAACGGCTCCAACGTGGCCGGGATTCTGGAGGATCAAACCGGAAAGAGCTTCTCCGAACTCATGGCGAGCGGCTCCAATCTCGGGGACATTATGGCGATCCTCTCCGATAGCGTGAACGGGGACGCGACCGCGTTCTCCAACCTCTGGAGTAGCACAACAGCGGGCAAGGCGGCCCTCTCCCTCCTCAATGCCGGGGCAGAAGAATTTGACAGGACCCTCGGCGTTATGGCGAACAGCTCCGGGTCCGTCGAGCGAAATTTTCAGATCATGGCGGATACGACAGAATTTGCACACCAGCGAATGACAACCGCCGCAGAAAATCTGAAAATTGCGGTCGGAGACCAACTAAACCCGGCCCTTGAAAAGCTCTATACAACAGGGGCAGACGCTTTTACATGGGCGACCGATTTTGTCAACGAAAACCCGGCCACAGTGAAAGCAATCGCCGCCGTTACGGTAGGGCTCGGAACTCTCGCGACGGGGGTAACGCTGGCCGCCAATGCTGAAAATATAATGGCAGTCGCAACAGGGGTATTAAATGCCGTAATGAGTGCAAACCCGGCGCTTTTGATTGCCGCAGGCGTGACCGCCCTCGCCGCCGCCGTCGGGGCCTTTGTCCTCATGCTGGACTCGGCAAGCGAGGAGACAAAAGCGTTTACCGAGTCGCTCCAGGATACAAAAGCGGCCTATGAGGAATTGTCCGAAACAATGGAGGCGGAGCAAGAGTCCACCGCCGCGAGCGCCGCCGCACTGGAGGAACTCCTCGCCGTAGAGGAAAAGTCCGCCGCACAAAAGGCGGCGATCTCTGAACTCGTAAACCAACTAAACGAAAGCGTCCCCGGGCTCAATCTCGCCTATGACGCGGAGCGGGACGCCCTGGAGGGCCTCACCGCCGCCGAGGTTTCGGCTATGGTCGAAAAGGCCGCCGCACAAGAGGAATATGAGGCCCAGGTCGCCCGCTTGTCTGAACTCTACACAGAACAGTCGGAAATATCCGCCCGCCTGGAGGAGGCTCAAGAGGCATTAAACACCGCCCAGGAAACAGGCTCCGGGAACACCAGGACACTCCAAAATGATATTAACGAACTCACCGCCGCCCAGGAAGAAAACGCCGCACAGATCGCGGAACTGGAGGAGGCGTCCCGGGAATACGGGGAGAAACAGGCGGAGGCCGCCGCCAAAACCCAGGAAATGACCTCCCGCGTGGAGGATATAACCGCCAAAATGGAGACCCTCCAAGCGGCCTATGAGGAAAGTTATAACGCCGCTATGGAGAGCATAGACGGACAACTCGGCCTCTTTAATGAGCTGGACGGATCGGCGAAAACCTCCATTGACAACCTGATCGGGACCCTACAAGGACAGGTCTCCTATATGGAAACCTACGCGGCCAACATTCAAAAGGCTATGGAGCTCGGTGTGGACGAGGGCTTAATTAAAAAGCTGTCCGACGGCTCCGAGGAGTCCGCGCAAATTTTGGCGGCCATTGTGGAGGGCGGCGAGGAGGATATAGCTGCCCTCAATGAACAGCTCGCAAAGGTGGAGAAGGGCAAAGAGGCGTTTTCCGAGACCGTGGCCGAAATGGAAACCGATTTTTCGGATCAAATGGAGGAACTTGTCCGGGACCTGGACGACGCGATCCAGGATATGGACCTATCCGACGACGCCTATCAGATCGGCGAAAACAATATGCAAGGGCTCATAGACGGAACGGCCAGTAAAAAGGCGGAGCTCGTGCGGAAGTATGCCGAAATGGGCCGCGCCGCCCTCGCCGCCTACAAGAAGGAGGTCGAACAAGCCTCCCCCTCGAAGAAATTCAACGAGGCGGGCCGCTTTGATATTCAAGGCATTATAAAGGGCGCGGAGGCAGAAAAGGCCAACCTCGCGGAGACCTACGCAGACGCGGGCCGGACCGCTTTGTCGGCTATGGAGAAAAGCCTCCCCTCCAGCGTGGAGGAACCGCCAACCTCGGCGGCCATCAACAGACAGACCGCGGCGATCGTGGCGGCGGTCCGGGGCCAGGACGGCGGAACAACTGGAGGTATCACTATCTATGTGGACAAGCTGGAGGTCCGGGACGATTCCGACGTTGAGCGGGTCGCCCGGGAACTCTACTATCTCACGGAACAGAAAAAGAGGTCGAGAGGAGGCGGCAGTTTATGAGCGGTTTTTCTTTCCGGGGCGTCCATAGTAGCAAATTCGGAATTTATACACAGGACACGAGCCGGATCATTCTCCCCCCGCGGCGGGAGGGAAAGGTCGTGATCCCGGGCCGCTCCGGCTATTATGACGGCGTGGCCGGGAATGTGTACGACGAGCGGGCGGAGACGATTCATTGTGCGTTTAAGTGCCCGAAAGGGAAAACCGTCCCGGAGGTATGCCGGGAGATCGCCTATTGGCTGTCCGGCACCGGGCGGCTCGCCTACGATAAAGAGCCGGATAAATACTATACGGCCCGTATCTCCGGCGGGCCCCCTATGGCGCAACACCTTAAATACGGGGAGTTTGATCTCACGTGGAACTATAACCCGCCTTTTGCCCTCGGGCGGACCGTGACCCAGCCGATCACCTCCGGGGAGAACCCGGTCGACTACCGGGGCACAGCGGAGACCCCTTGCATTATCGTTTTGAGGAACCTCTCCGACGCGGACGTCCTCACCATCACTATAACAGCTATAAAAAGGAGTGTTTGACTATGGACAAAAACAAGATCAAAGAAACGCTCGAAAAGCAGTTACAGCTACTTTCCGAGCGTTCCGCAGAAACAAAAAATCGGGATTATATGGAACTTGCGAAACTATCCGAGTCTATGTGCTTGCTGGCAGAGACTATCAATCGGATTTGTCCGAGCGTTCCGTGAAACGCTTTTGAAGCGTTTCAATAAAATCCGCGATCTCGTTTGCGCTGTCTACGTCGATAGGGTATCTATCGCCGCGGGCCGCGCAAAGGATTTTAGCAATCTCGATTGAATTTGTGATTGCCGCGTTTTCGTTCATTGGAATCATTCGTATCACCCCCTTTTCTGGAAGAAAGTTTACCACAGAAAGGAAAGAGCGGCAACGGAGAAATGCGAAAAGGAGTGTTTAATTATGTACGCTTGCGACTACCTGGAAAATGGGATTTTGAACGCCCTCCGCGGCGTCACCTTTGCGGCTCCGGCGAAATGCTACCTTGCCCTTTACCTCAACGACCCAGGGGAAAGCGGCACGGCAGGAACAGAGGTAAGCTATACCGGATATAAGCGGATGGAAATTGACTTTTCCGCCCCGGCGGATTCCAACGGCGGGATCGGGGTCCAGAACCTCACCGACATTACTTTTCCGACCCCCGTCTCGGCGGCGGGCACCATTACCCATATCGGCGTCGTGGATTCCCTCACGGGCGGGAATATGCTCGCCCGGGGCGAGCTTGTGGAGCCCCTCATTATCGGGGCGGAGGAGCCCCCGGTATTCCTGGCCGGGGACGTGCTTTTCTACCTCACCGGGAACCTCTCCAAGGCGTGGAAAACAAAAGTCTTGAATATCCTCCGGGGAAACTCCATCCAGGGGATCACGCCCTATTTTTCCCTCTGGAACGGATCGCCGGAGTCCTCCGGCTCCGAGCTGTCCGGGGACAATTACCAGCGCGTCCCCCTCACATTCGGGGCCCCGACGGAGCAGACCTCCGGCCAGATTATCGCCCGCAACTCCCAGGCGGCGGCGTTTCCCCGGCCCTCGACCGCCTGGGGGACCTGGACCTATTCCGCCCTCTACTCCGCCGAGACCTCCGGCGAGCCCGTCTATATTAAGCCCCTGACGGAGTCCGTGGAGCTCAAGCGCGGATATATGCCCACGATTGCGGAGGGGGCCGTGGAGGTAGGGATCAACTAATCATGTATAACGATAGACGGTATAGCCTCGCCCGGTACTCCGTCAACCAGGAGACAAAGACGGTCGAGATCGCGGAGAGCTTTTCCGAGGCTATGGGGGCGGTTGCCGGGGCCGCGATCCCCGTTGATTTCCGGGACAAATACGTGGAGGCCCTCCAGGGCTCCGCGCGGGGGACGGTCTCTGTTATTTCCACGTTCTCGGCGGCTGACCGCCTATTTACGACGGCGAGAATGTCGGCGGACGTAGTGACCCGGGCCGTCCTCTCCGAGACCCTCCAGGGCTCCATATACGGCCAGAAGAACACGCCCGCGGCCCTGACCGTCCGGGACGTGCTGGCCGCCCGGGCCCAGGGCTCGAAGAATATCCCCGCGCCCCTGGAGCTTGCGGACCGTCTCACCGCGGCGGCGGCGGGCTCGAAGAATGTCACAGCCTCCCTCAAGGTCTCCGAGGTCCTGACCTCCATGTTAGAGGCGACCTCACAGACCACGGAGCGGACAACCCTCCAGCTCACGATCCCGCCCGGGGGAGAATTGCGGATTGACAGCGAGCTTTTTCTCGTTCTCTTGAATGGGGAAAACGCCTTGCATACACAGTCCGGGGACTGGATCAACGTATCCCGGGAACTCCTCCGGCTCATTATCGAGAGCGCCTCCGGCGGCCAGCTCCGGGGACAGCTCATTTATACGGAGAGATACCTATGATAGAAATTTTTGATAAACAGCGGCGGCGGGTAGCGATCGCGGAGAACGCACACGGCATTTCAGAACAGGAACGGATTAACGCCGTTTGGTATTTCTATTTTTCCCTCCCGTATAAGGACCCGAAAAATGAGTATTGCAAGCCCTTCTATTACGTCCGCCACAACGGCGGGGAGCTTTACCGGATCATGCCCGAGACCCTGACCGTGGACGAGTCCGGGAGCGTGGCCTATCAGTGCGAGCACGTCCTCGCAACTCTGATTGACAATATTCTTTTCGGGTATCACGTTGTCGGGAACCTCGGGACCTATACCCCCGACGTGATCCGGTACGTCCTGGATCACCAGCTTGTGAAAAATTGGGTCCTGGACGAGTGCGACTATAGAAACCAATTTGAATATGGGTGGGAGCAAGAGTCCCTCCTCTCCGCCCTATTTTCCGTGGCGACACCCCTCGCGGGCCCCTACATATGGCGGACAAATACGGCGGTTTATCCGTGGCGGCTGTCTCTCAAACGCCTGGACACCACGGGGCGCCCGGAAATGTACGTCCGGCGGCGGCACAATATGACAAGCTACCAGCGGAGCCGGGACCCTCAAAATATTGTGACCCGCCTCTATCCCCTCGGCTATGGCGAGGGCGTGAACCAGCTCGGGATCGGGAGCGTGAACGGGGGCGTCCCATACCTCCAGAGCCCGAAAGCAATCACGGACAAATACGGGATTATTGAAAGGGTATGGACGGATCGCCGCTATGAGGACCCGGCCTCCCTCAAGGCCGCGGCGGAGGCTATGCTCCGGGAACTCCAGGAACCCGCCGTCTCCTATTCGGTCGGCTATCAGGAAATGACCGCCTCCGACTTTGACAAGGCCGAGGTCGGAAAACGCCTCCGCATGGTTTACCCGGAGATCGGGGAGAGCGTGGACACGTTCATAACAGAGATTAAGCGGGACTATGAGGACGCGGAGCGGTCCTCCCTGGTTGTGGCGAACAAGGAGACCTCGATCGCCTCCTCCCTGGCCGATATGGCGGACCGTCAACGGATAGAACAGACCTACGCCCAAGGGGCGACGCAGATTTATAGCCAAGCCCTCCAGGCGAATTGTGACCGCTCCTCCGGGGCGGTAATGGACTTTTTCATCCCGGAGGAAATGCGGATTATAAACAAGGTCCTCGTCAAGGTGCGAATGACAAAATTCCGGGCCTACTCCAAGAGCACGGAGAGCGACGCCGCGAAGGTTGTCACCTCTACCACAAACGACGACCAAACCCGCACGAGCTCCGACGGGGGGCGGACCACCTCAACCACCACCACCAGCGACGACC